CAGTATAGTGAAACTGTATCTTATAAATGCTGGAAGGGTAAAGCAGAGTTAGAAGATAATATTGATGGATCTAAGTCCATTAAGAAACTTATTCTAGAATAATGATAAAATGGCTAAAAATCCAATGGCGAAACTATTGCAGTGCAAGATTTTTCGTCAAAAGAAAAAGAAAAACAAAAAGAAGTATGACAAGAAGAAGAAAGCAACAGAAATTGTCAACTATCATAAGGCAGATTGGACGGATGTATACCTCTAAACCCATGAATATGGAGTATGGTAAATGTCCATCGTGTGAGTTATATGTATCAATGATAAGTTTTAGAAAAGGATTTTATACTTGTATTAATTGCAGACAATTAGTGAAACAATATATTAATGGTTCCATCAAGTATATACTTGTGAGCCATGGCCAGGATAAAGTTTAAAAATATAGTAGTAAGGGAGAAGCCTAAAAAACGCCCTGGACGCCATAAAAAGCGCAGAAATAAACACGAAAAAAGGCAACAAAAAAAACAAAAGAAGGGTTGACAAATATCATTTTTAATCCTATATATAGGACATGAAAGCAAAAAGAAAAAAACAAGAAGAACCGATAGAGGACGATAATAGAGTATATGTATTTCACAATACACTATTTAATTTTAATCTATTCGTAAACGCTATAGATGCTGACGCTGCAATGGAGAAGTTTGACCAATGCTGCATGGCACATAGAGAACATTGGAAAATTTTTGTTGAGTTGAAATGTCAACCAGCAGAGGGTAACTAATGGCTCATAAACTAGACTGTACTGAAAAAGCGTACGACATAATGATGAAGCATACGACTTGGAGAAAACCTAAGCGTATGACTCCAAAGCGTCAAAAAGCAATTGATGCATCATGGCCTAAATGGAAGATATATAGAGATGCTTTAAAAAAAGCTAATCTATATGGTGGTATGGCATGGTCAGCTGAACGTAAATATCCAAAAGTAGATATTGATACTAAGGAAAAATTTACTGAAAGTATGTTAACGCAACATTGTATTAGCCATACATTCTTACTAGATATAGAAAGGATCACGTGAAGTACACGTTTACTATAACCAAAGATGGAGCGGAGTCTGAAGAGAAGGCCGCTATGTCTTACAAAAAAGTATTAAAGTCTTTGACAACCAGCGAACCTAAGTGGAGCGGTATGATCAAATACATTAACAAAAAACAGAAAGGTGTTATACATTTTATCAGAAATGGTAGAAAGTATAATACTACTGTTTGATGGATTTAATAATCCTTACGGACGGTATGTACCATCTAGTCCCAGTGACTAAACAAATGATGGCTGACATATCGTTCGTAGATAAAGTTTTAATAGATTGTTTTAATATGTGTGATATTTTAAGAATTAAACTAACAACCTACGCCTCTGATCCTCTGAATGCTCATATAATGAATGATGGTAGTGGTGATTTTTATGGATGTATATGCAAGTAATTTATGAGGTCCCGATCTCTGAAGAGGGACAACAGAGACATCGGGAACAAAAGGTGGGAAGAACTAAGTTCTTCCGTGAGAAGAACACAATTCTAACACAATGTGGCCACGAAGTCAACTATGTTGCTGAGCCTGGTTTAGGTTTTGGTTTAGGTAATATAGTTTTAGGAGTTTCTTGGCATATAAATCTAATATATAAACCATTTTCATTAACATCCTTAGCACCTAGGGCAACCATTTTATCATATGATCTTGTATAACCATCTAACATACATGAGAAATTATCAGCATATATATCCTCAAACGTGTGTGGGGGCAGGCAAGTACCTGAATACAACGAGCATAAAAAAACAGTTAGCTTTATCATTGACAATCCTATTCAATTATCCTATAATATGCATTATGGAAAGTAAGAAATTGATTTCAATCCTTAATGAACTTATAAGAGATTTTATTAAGTTGAAAGCGAAAGTATCACTTTTAGAAACTAAAGTAAATAATCTAACCAAAGAGAAGAAGAATGACAGATACAACTAAATATCGTAATATATCAGTCACGCATAAAGTATATGGTGATCTTGAGAAGATTTCTCAAGCACAGATACCTGGTGTAAAACTCTCTATTAGTAAAACTGTTGAAACGTTAGCTACAAAAGAAAAGAAACGTTTAAATGGAAAACTATCTAATAGGAAGCATGACTAATATAGCGTACTCAAAGGCACTACCTCTAGTAGACTCTAACGAGCGAGACTGGACTAAACTATTATGGGTAGCCGTGCTTGAAAGGGCTATTCACGATGCGTTCTATCAAAATGATTATAAAGAAGCGAGAGAAGCATTAGAGTGGTTAGATAAAAAGAATGAGGATTTCCAATTAGTTTGCCAATTAGCAGGGACCGATCCAGACTATATAATTCGTAAATTATTTGTTAAGATTCAACTAAGGAAAAATTTTTTCAGAAAAATTAAGGGTGGCGGAAGTTTCTTCATCCATAATAAGAAATTTGAAGAGGAGTTAAAATGCATAGACACAAAATGATATGTCCTGACTGTGATGGTAATGGATATAGAAAAAAGAAAACACCAATCTTTTCTATTTGGCGATGGGCCTTAAACAAACATTCCATTGTCCAATGTAAAAGATGTAAGTCAGAAGGAGAGATAGAGATAGATGAACAATTGGGAACGGATCAGTATAACCCTTATGTTGTTTTCGATCACATTGATCGTCTTCACTAGTGGATGTGCGATGAGGGATATAGATTTGAATCCTTACACAACAGTATTAAGGATAGTACATGAGCAAAGCGAGTAAAGAAGCATTTAAAGAACTGTTTCCTATGTGGAATCAGATCGAAGAAGTAAAGAAAGAAGCAGATACATTAATGATGAATAAAATGATCAAACACCAGGAAGAATTAAACCTTGCTTATTCAGCAGGGCTCTTTGATGGTGAAGGGTGTATCATGAAGAGTATTACTATGAAGTATAACCCAGTTATGAAAAAGAGATATCCTTGTAATACTATTAGAGTTGAAGTGTGTAATACAGACTTTGGATTGATTGAATACTTACATGGATTCTTTAATTTAGGTGCTATTGTAAAGATACCACCTAGAAAAACTGCTACTGGAAAGTTAAGAAAACCACAATTAAGATGGAACCTAACTCATAGACAGGCGTACCAATTTTTAAAGCGAGTATTAAAGTATTTAAAAGCTACTGATAAAATTAAAAAAGCTCATGCGGTAATAGAACATTATGAATCGAGATAAAATATTTTATATAATCTTTGGAGTCTTAGGATTCCTGAGTGTGTTAAGTCTAGTTATGATGGTTTTAGTATCATGAGTAAGAATTCTAAAGGTACAAAATGGGACGGAAAATCAAGGGTTTCCACGGATATGTATAGAAAAAACTTTGATGAAATTTTTAAAAAAAATCCTGACCCATTTAAGAAAAAAGTTAAGGAAGAAAAAATTAGTGATAAAGAATTTAAAAAAATAGTAGATAGAAACGGATTTTAAAATGATGGATGATAAAGACATAAAAGAATACCATGACAACATAGCCAAGATGCAGGGTACGGGAATGAAGAAGAATGATAAGTACAACTATGTCGAAGGTAAACAAATCATGGAACACGGATCGCGGATCTATGATGTTGCGGGAATGAGAATGCCAAGTGTCACTACCATATTAAGTGCTACGAAGAATCAAGATTTTTTAAATAAGTGGAAAGCTAAAGTAGGTGAAGCCGAGGCAGAAAGAATTAAAAACCTTTCAAGTAAAAGAGGTACGGCTATGCATAAATTTTTAGAGAAACATATACTTGGTGAAGGATATGAGGACCTAACAGAAATAGGTCAAGCAGCTAAACCGATGGCTCAAAAGATTATTGACACTGGGTTAACTCCGGTCACAGAGTATTTTGGCTCGGAAGTAACCATACACTATACAGGATTATACGCTGGAAGTACAGACCTAGTTTGCATGCACAATGATATGGAAACAGTAATTGACTTTAAGCAATCAAATAGACCTAAAAAACCTGAGTGGATAGAGGATTACTACCTACAGGTTGCGGCATATGCTATGGCCCATGACCAAGCGTATGGCTCTAACATTAGACAAGGAGTAATATTGGTATGTACTCCTGACCTATATTTACAAGAATTCAGATTTCAAGATCATGACATGCGTAAGTGGCGTCATGCTTTCTTGAAAAGACTAGATCAATATTATGAAATGCAAAGAGATGAGAAGGAGCAAGCATCTATTAAGATGACTCCGGGAGATTTCAGTGTATAATTCATTACAAGTTGGGGCCCGTCAGTCCTTTCGGGCTGTGTCGACAGCCTTAAAAGCAGTTTGTGTGACGGTTTCACCCCTTTCTCACAATACGCGAACTGCTATCGGCTATTCATACGGGTGTGGCATTTATGTCACACTCTTACGACTATATAGGGATATGAGAAGTTTTATGTATAACAAAAAACAAAACACCTTAAAAAAAGGTAGAATAGTAAGTTTTGGCTTAGAAGCATTGGTATTACTAGCAAAAGTACCTTACTTTTTACTTACCTTTTCTACTTTTTTACACAATACACGCGCGCGATTAACTAGTTTCAATTGTATAAAAAGTTTTCATATGCTATATAGGGATTGGGTTATGTGCATATGGGGAAAAATGAAGAGCATTGGATGCTTGCATTCAATCGTAAACACAATTCACATTTAAATGCCAAAAAGAAAACCAAAAAAAAGAAAACCAAGAGTCCGAAGAAAAAGCGTAGAAGTTTCTCCGGTTCCTAGTATACCTTATCAAAGGGTACGTGTAGAGTGGATCGATATTTTATCAGACTCAGGGTGGGCCGATGAAAAAGGTTTTAATAAAATGAAGCTGGCATATCCTGTGAATGAAGGTTGGTTATATTCTAAGGACAAGAACGCAATTAAATTATTTGCATCTTACGATATAGATTCAGATAGTAATGAGTTCACGTTTGGGGATAGAACTATGATTCCGACTGCGTGTGTGAAGAAGTTGGTGAAACTTTCTTAAGAGTATTTAACCCTTCCTTATCTTTAGGTTTAGGCATTTCCTTAACTTGCTTTTTAATTTCTTCAATAGGTTTAGCATTTAATATAGGTGCATAATCATTTATAATCTGCTTCATCTTAGCTTCTAATTCCATTTCACTCATATCTTCAAGCTTACCAGTTTTAATTATCTTCTGTTCAATATATAATCCAGCGGCCTTTCCTCTATTAACTTCAGCATTAACAGCTGATGAAAAGCTTCCTTTTTTAATAGCGTTATCTCTAATCTTAGCCAGTTCAGCTATGTGTCTCTCACTAGCTTCAACACTAGCTCTGTCTTTGCTATACCCAGCAGCGATGGCTGCCTCCCTGGCTGTAGTCTTGCCTTCATTGTAGACAAGATACTCAGAGAATCTCTTCTGCATTTCAGTTAATCTTTTTGGTACTCCCATATGTTGACTATTAAAGTAATTTAAGGTAAAAGTCAAATATGTCTATTATAGTTGATGAGTTGAAAAGAGAAATACATAAAATTAAAATGCAGTTGTCTGAACAGATTGAAGAGAACGTAAGACTCAAAGGTTTTAAAGCATTGGTAATGGAAGAGCCTGAGAAATATGAATCTAAACGTACTTATAAAACTAAACAAGAGCATGGCAATGATCTATCATTCGAGAATGATACTAGACTCAATGGTGGTGAGATTGAAAGACTCACAGCTGAGAAGGTTGCTCTCTATGCTGAAGTTAAAAGACTAAAAAATTTAGATGAGACTAATCAGAAAACCATACATGAATTGAGAAGAGATAATAAAATATTAGCCGAAGATAAGTAATGTATATTAAAGATTTACAAAATATATTAGGTGAGTTCACTGATGGGAAGAAGGGAAACAACATCAGAGATGCTAAGATATATGTTCACTTACAACACAATCAAATTGCTGAGATTAAAAAAATTGAGGTTCAACATAATAATATAATTGGCACCAAGGAACCCTTGCGTGTTGTATTATTTCCTGCTAAAGAGACTCCAAAAATCATTCTTTAGAACAACAGGATTACCTCAAAAATGAAATGGCTCCAGAGCGAAAATTATACCAAGATTTACGCAAACATACTCCACAAATATCGTGGACTAGACTTGAAAACCTTAGTGGTTTGGGTACTCCCGATCTATTGGGCTATAATACTTCTGGCCACTTTTTTACATTAGAGTTAAAGGTAACGAGAGGTAAAAAGATCAAATTTTCTCCACACCAAATTAGCTTCCACGTACAACATCCTAACAATTCATTTATCCTTATCAGGTCCCTCGGTCAGAGGTCCCTGAAACTTTTTCAAGGTTCAAGAATCTTGGAGCTTGATGCTTGTGGCTATGATTTAAGCTCGGAGCTTGCAGCTTCATGGCCCACGGTGCTTGAAGCTTTGCTTGCGGCTTGAGGCTTACGCTGGCGCTGCTTGTTGCTTGAAGCCACGGTCCGGCTTGTTGCTTGTTGCTGGTCTGGGAGGTCCTGGTTGCATGCTGCTTGCTGCTTGGAGCTTGTTGCTCGAAGCTTTCTTAATTCTTTATAGTACTTGGGGTGTCGCCAGCAGAAGGTCATGACTGTTAGTGTTTAGGGTATACGATGTGGGCCACGTCGCGGTCCCAGCAAGACCTGCAGTCCCGGCATTTATTGCCTTGATTCTGGGCTGGACATGTCACCTGTTTGGGGTCCGTTGAGACTGAAGACGTCCACGGCCACGCCTGAGATGGTCCGGCGTTAACTTTGCTTGAGCTTAATCTTATAATCATGTTATCTGGTACAGCTGCGCGGTCCGGCAGGAACTGTCTCTCCTGTGTTGGCATCCAGTGCTTCGTGTCTGGTGAACTCTTGGCCACTTCTAAAATATCATGCATATGCTTGCTGCTTTGTACATCTCCAGAGTCGTGCCACCTGAACCACTTCGCGCGCTTCGCCAGCGTTGCCATTGCCTGGACCCACAGCGGGTTGGCCAGAGCTGCCAGGCGCCTGTTCATGGCTTTAATTGTATTAGGCCAGACGTAGCGTAGCTTCAGGGCATAACAGCCAAAGCAGGGCGTGCCGGGGATCTTAGCCAGCTTAGCGCCAGTCTTACAGGCCCACGCTGGCAGGTTGATTGAAGGGCCGGGCATCTTGCCAGGTTTACTTAAGCCGCCTACTATTTTTTGTGCTTCTTTTACTAACATAAATTATTCCTTTCTCTAAAATTCTGTATCATCCAATTGTGTCAATTTCATGGCCACGTTTGCTTGTTGCTTGTTGCCTGATGCTTGCAGCTCGGGTTCTAATTTAAAATAAATGGGTTTAACATGAGCTGGGAACCAGGGCCCGCACGCCTGAAGCTTGAGGCTGTGATTACCTGTTAATTTCTTCGCGTCGATATCTCCCTGCAGCATCTGGACCGCTCGGTCCAGCTGCTTATGCAGGTGATCAGGACATATGGGAATATCATCATCCACTGTATACGTGACTATAAATTTATGCTGCATCTGCTGCAAATCCTTCAAGTATGTTCTGGAGGTATCGTGGCTCGACTACGTAGAATGGCCCGCTGCGCATGCATTCAGGATCTACGTTATCAGTCCACCAGTTCTGGGACCATTCGGTCAATGGCTTAACCAGGGCCAATGAGCCCTGGTTAATTATTTTAAAATGCTCTTCCATTAATCTAGAACCGTCATGTACTGAGCAGGGAAATACTTCCTAAACCAATCAAGACCGTCTCTGACTGTCTGATAGTCCTGTACCATCTCCGCTCCCATTATTGTATCATACACGCTCACAGCAAAACCTGGCATTGTGCAAGCTTCACCTGTGAACCTATTTTTTACTTCTACTGATTTATCCGGATATATTTCACAATCAAAAGGCATTTGAATTTTTTTGCCTTCATGCTCAACAACCGGTCCTTTTTTTCTTAAGTTTACTATTTTCATTTTGTATCCTTTCTAATCTCAAGTTACCATCTCACCGTTTACACGTCAACAACTTTTTTTGCTTGTTGCTTGCGGCTCCGGCCCGGCCCGCCGCCTGTTGCTTGGAGCTCAGTTTTTTATTTTTTTTTTAATCTGGCGGGATGCACTGAAGCCCAGCGGCAATTGTTTACCGGGATCCCAGGGCTTATTGGCATTACGTGCCAAGCATCCCATAATCATATTCCCAGGACCAAGGTTGACCGGTCCTTGGATCCTGGAGGCTGTCATACCACACTCTATAGGCATGCCTGGAGGGGCTACAGCACTTATCATTTTTTATACTTCTTTTTTTCAGTTATTATAAATGAGGTATTCTTCATCTTTTTTTGTGACACTTTACCATCTTCATCCTTATACAATTCAAAGATGTTGCCTTTACCATCTATATAATATCCATCTAATTCTTTTTTCTTCATTCTTGAGAGAAAGCCCATATTAAATAGCTAACTTCAAGCAGTATTAATATTTCTATCATTTTAATATAGTACTCATTTTCCTTTCTTTGTCCATTTAAATTTGGCCCATTGCCGGTGTACACTGCTGGGTGCCAACTTTGGTTGAAGCTGACACACAATGGACCATTTTGGGACCGGCTAACAGGCGATCACTCTCCAAAGCTTATGGAGTGACACTGCTAAAAGTCACGTCACGACCTAGTTATATAGCCCAGAAATGTCCAGGCGCCCTATGGTCCCAGAGCTCCGGTACTGGTACAACTCAACATTTTGGCTTTCGCTACTTCTGTTAGCTACCAGTAACCTGCTCTATCAATCTAATTATCTAAATTAGTAAATTAAATTAATACATCATACATAATACTTGACAATCCTATTGTCAAGGGGTAAAACAAATTATTATGTTAAATAATAGAAAGGACAAAATGCAAAAACAACATAGAATAAGATTGAATACTGAATACAGAAACAAGATAGCAAATCGTATGCGTATTCATCTTGAACAAGAAAACACCCAAGAGAAATCAAAGTATGAAGAAGTTAAAGCAAACTTTAAGGACATACAAGATAAAACTTGGGAACTTGCAAAACAATGCGTGTCAAAACAATATCCAAAAGAAGATGTTGATATGGCACAATATCTGCAAGACAAATATCCTAATGTTAATACAATCGCTAAAGATAGTTGCTTTCACTTTGGTTATATGAAAACTAAAGAGAGAGTTGATGAAAATGGCGAGGTCATTGATGAAGATGATAAGTACGAAACTAAACACTTTGACTTTAAAATTGGTGGCGACATTAATGGTGTTGATAGACAAGATAGAGAGGGGCATAAACCTAATCTTTCGGAAAGTGGACAGAACTTTGCTTATGCTTATTTTCGTGATGAACTTAAAGCACAAGAGGGTTGTAATCCCGACATCAATGTTGAAATGTTAGGTAAAGACAGAAATCCCCACGAACAAAAATATCAAGACGCAAATGACAAGTATCTTGGTTTAAGTAGTGGTGGGTATGGTCGTGATAATGATAATCTTACAAGTTATTCTGCCGAGTGGAACAAGGAATATGAACTTGATTTAATTGGTAGAGAATATTGTAGAGATAGACAAATAAAAGTTTCAAAACAAAACTTTGAAACTTTTTTAGAGTGGCAACGAGCAAAAGGACAATTAATTGTTTGTCATCAAAAATGGATAGAGAGCATTTTAAATCAAATGAAAGAAATTAAACTTGGTTTAAAAGGTTATCGTTATTTAGATGAAGCCATTGAGTTATGTACTGAACTTGGTTTATCTGTCAATGACGCAGAAATTATAAGAGTTAATTCAACAGGATTAACTATTTATAATCCTAAAAATCTAGCTGATAGGATTAAGGGTATGAAAAACAAAAATATCAGTAGAGAGGATAAAATAAAGGCGAGGATTTTATACGAGCAAAATCAAGCCAAATCTATGAGTAATTAATAGATTGACAATGTGTGGGATTTCGTGTTATAATCCCACACATAACAGAAAGGACAATATGGACACAAAAACAATTACTTTTAAGATTTCATACTACGCAAAGAAGTATGGAAAGTTTATAACTAGAAATGGCGACAACCGAGAGGGCTCACAAACTAGAACAGATAAGCAAGGGATTAAATGTTTTACTTATTGGGATTTAGACGCAAATGGTTGGCGACAAGCAACTGATATGTGGTGGATTAAATGAGTAAAATAGAAATAACTATTATCTTTGCTTTTTATATTTTTATAATGACAAGCTTTGGTTTAATTGAGTGGGGGATATTATGAGTTTAAAATATTGCCAAGGACCTAACTGTCATATGTATTACACTAAAGATAGAATAAGAGGACCGAAAGGAAATAAAACAAATCAAACTAGAAGAAGAAGTCACTTCTATTATTTAGGTGGCAATGCGTGTTCAACGGTATGTGAGCGCGATTGGTTTTTAAAGTTTGGCGAAATGGCTTTAGACCATTTTGGTAGAACAACGCAGCCTATTAAATTAGGACCTAACAACGCGTGGGTTAAAGAATATGACTATATTTGGCGCGATGATACAAGGTCTAA